ATGTTTGAGCATTTACTCGCCGTAAGCGCAGGCGCGGCATCTTCAGCAGAGACATTGATGGCTGGCATCAATTACAGCGTGCTGTTCGGCGCCTTTGCCGGTGCTGTGTACTATGTCACCAGCGCCGCAGATTTAAGGATCATAGTGCGGGCCGCCTATTTTATGGTTTCGTGGATAGTGGGCGTATTTGGTTCAGGTTTAGCTGGTGCGAAACTCGAACAGTTATCAGGTTACACGGACAGACCACTCGATGGGCTGGGAGCCGTCCTGCTTTCAGCGCTGGCAATCAAAACCTTAACATTTTTCACCGAGCAGGATCCGGTCACCTGGCTTGCTCGCCTGAAAGGAGGCTTCCATGGTCACAAATGATCCTATGGTGATCGCGAACGTTATCATCTGTACTGCCATTGCACTTCGGCTGATGTTTTTTCGTAAAGCGGGTGCACATCATGAGGGCTGGGCCTCGTGGCTGGCATACCTGTTTGTGCTGGCTTATGGCTCCATTCCCTTTCGCTATTTTTTCGACCACTACGACCATACCTCCTGGTCGGCCCTGCTGGTAAACATGATTTTTTGCGCAGCAATTTACCGGGCTAAAGGAAATGTGGCCGAGGTACTGGCCGTTCTGCGACCACAAAAGTAGAGGGAAACCTTATTCTTTTACAGGCGATGGCATCACCAGCGCTTTATTTACCCTGCGATTGCTGCCGGTCAGGGCCTGGGTGAGTTGCCGATCGAATTTTTTACAGGTTTCCCGATAGCGTAAAGCTCTGCGTTGACGTGAGTTCATAGACGGCATCCTCTGACGTTTGATATGCCTAAACGTTAGATAAATTTTTAATATGCGTCAAACGCAAAATTTACTGACACAATCAACCCGCACAAAGCGGGTTGATCTTTCAACCGTGACGCCTGAACTGCTGCGACTGACTTAACATCACGCGTCCTGCCACGTGCAGCATTGGCATTTCATCAGCTGAAATGGTCCACTCTTTGTAGCGCGGGTTATCAGAGATAACATACAGCTCTGTTTTCACTTTTTGCAGTCGTTTTACAAACGTATCTCCATTGAAGTCAAAAACATAAATGCCATCTCCGTCGAAGTAGGGCACGCTGACATCAACAAATATCAGGTCGCCTGGCTCAATGGTGCCTTCCATGCTGTCCCCACGCACGTTTATCAACTTAACAATGGCCTCAGGTTTATTGCCAAAGATAACGCCCGCCTCCTTACGGACATATTCAATCGATCGGATAACCTGAACCACTTCTTTTGCCGGTGACCCTTCGCCAGCGCTGGCAGATACGTCAAGAACATCAACACGATACACATCATCTCTCCCCATTTCAGTTAACGACTGAACACTGTATGTATCTCCAGTGTTCGTAAGCTCCCCTGATGAGAATAGCGCAGAAATGGGCACCTTGAGTGCATCCGCTATTTTTTGGAGTAATGTGTCGCTATACCCCTGTCTTCCCCGCTCAAGCCGGGACAAGTTCCCCACGTCACTCTCTACCTGAACAGCAAGCTCGTTCAGGGTCATCTTTTTTGCTTTACGAAGCTGTCGAATTTTCTCGCCGGGTTTCATCGGACTCACACCTTTTTTCTGCGTTATACACAAATTACCTTGCGCATATTCAGAGCTGCGCTAATATGCGTAACACGCATTAAATAATGCCACTGAGCAACAACGGGTGTTATTTCGCTCTTTTTAAAATCTGGCTGCACCGATACAGGTGCCTGTAAATCTTCACTTTTACAGCATTCTCTTGCGCTTTCCAAACCCCGGAACCGCGGCGTTTCAGCGCCTTGCGGCTGACTGATTACCTTTTGCGTAGAAAGAGGAGGAGTCATTATGAGCCAGATAGTTTCAATCCTGAAGTATGAAGAAGGTTATCGCGATGTGCCCTTTATTGACACCCTGGGTTATCCCACCCTGGCAGGCGGGATAAAGATTGGGCCTGAAGGGGCCTCACTTGCCAGTTATATCTTTAAACTTCCTCAACAGGTGGGGGATCTCTGGATGCAAACGCTGATTGAAGGAAAAATTTTCGACCTGAAAAAGCGGGTGCCTGTAGCCGCTGCGCTCTGTCAGTGCAATGCCCCGCGCGCAGATATGCTTTACAGCATGGCATATCAACCGGGTGTGAAGGGGCTGGCTGGTTTTAAAGAGACGCTGAACTCAATTGCAAAAGGCGATTTTTCCTCTGCGGCCGACAGTATGCTGAACAGCTTGTGGGCCAGACAAACGCCCGCCAGAGCCAGACGGCAAGCCGCAGTGATGCGCAGCGGGGCCTGTGAGAGCTACCGGGGGCTGATATGAAATTTACCTTCTATCTTTCTCTGGTCCTTGTTGCCCTGCTGTTGTTATTACTGATCAGGCGCTACAGCTCGGTGGAATTTGTTCATCACGCAAGATTACTGTTTAAAACCTGGTCGGTGTGGCTGGCTTCAGTGGGGTCGGTAACGGGCGCCTGGGTACACTCCTTTCCTGATTCCGCAATGCGCGCGTGGCAAGTGCTGCCGCCAGACCTAAAAAGCGTTATTCCGCCTGACTACCTCGGCATTATCAGTGCATTTCTGGTCGCTATGGCGGTAATGGCTCAGTTTGTGCGCCAGCGTCCCCTGGTCAATGAAAGAGATAAGCTCGACAGCGCAGGAAGCCAGTAAGCCGCCTCCGTTGTCAGTAGTCCACCGTCACACCTTCTGTTGTTTCAGCTTCTGTTCTGCAACTCCCTTCCGTTCATCCCGCCCGTAACGGGCATTTAGTCACATCACTCTCCCCCGGAGGTCTTTATGATCGAAGTAAACTGCTTTGCTGATTTAAGAACCACTGCGCCAGTGAAAGCTGGTGATATCGCGGCTCTGAAACGCTATTACGATAAAGATTCGAGTTTTCATGGTGGCGGCGATTTTGTCGGTTTCCTGGGCACTACCTCACTCAGTGATGATGGTGGCTCTTTAGCAAAAGGGAACGGCTTCTACTGGAAGCGCATCATTAATGATACTGAACAGGTGAACCTCTACCATTTTGGCGCTAAAGGGGATGGCATCACTGATGATACGGATGCGTTTAAAAGGATGTTCAGCTGGTCGCAATCTTATGACGTGAATGCGAAAGATATTGGTGTTCGCTTTCCGGCCGGGAAATTTTTCATCTCGCCGGTGGATCTGTCGATCAGCGAAATTCCCTGCTTCGCACTTTATGGGGACGACGCACCCTATGGTGTGACGCCGCGCACGGTGATCGTCTCCGATAAATCGTTTAACACAGTATTTAAAGTAAATGCCCGCCGTACCATTATTCGCGGTATCAGCTGGAACGGGCAGGCCAATGCGGATACCGTTGCCAATACTGGCGCTATCACTCAGGCTATGCTCTCAAACGTGCAGCCCTTTTTTGAAAACACCACGATAGAAGGGCAGTTCGTTAACATCCGCTGCTTCCGCGCGCAGAACAACGGCGGTACGGTGATCAAACTTCTGGATACGCTGGATACCCGCTTTGATCAAATCTACACCCAAAATACCTACGCCCGCGTATTTGATATCGGCTGGTCTAACTCACCCAATGGTGTCTGGGACCACTCAACCGCCGTTGAGCTTTCCAACGCCAATTTCCAGTATGGCTATGGTGATGCCACGCTGGTGATGCCGCGAATGACCCAGGGTATGATCCGCAACGTCTGGATTGAACATACCCGCTTTCCGGGGGATCTGAGTAACGGGCAGTAGATTATCGATGCGCTGAGCGTGGAGGATTGCGATAACCCGCTGTTGCTGAATAACAGCCGCGTACAGATGCGCCAGCTCAACCTTCAGGCTGGCTCAAAGGTCAATCTCGATAACACTTCTGAACGCTGGTTATCAGGTTATGAGAGTGGCTGGCGTCGGGATGAGAATTTCGGTACCACCATGACCGGTTCAATGAAAGCGGGGTGGTACACCGGCTATAAACTGACGAATACCTCAGATAAGGACAACTGGTACCGTATTGGCAAATTTGTCTTTCCCAAGATTAACCAGCAATGGACGCTGGAGTTTATCAGCAAACTGTCAACGGCCAATCCCTCCGGTATAGCGACTAATCCCTTACAGACTGTCTCATCCGGCGTGACCTGGCTCAATTTGCAGCGCTGCGTCAGCTCAGTGTGGGCAGATATGTTTCATCGGGGGCTGACCGCAGTGCTGGACGTTAAGTATCAGCGAAGTTACCAGAACATCGTTGAGGTGTGGGTAAAACTAAAAGCGGGCAGCGGTGACACGATGTTTAATCTCCGTTCAACTGGGCCAACGCGATTCGAATCGGGGGAGTGTTCCTTGTTTACGCCGGATCTGAGTGAGGTCATGGATTTGACAACGCTGGGAACGGCTACGCCAAGCGCACGCCTCAGTATTCACAACGGGCTGGCAGGGATAGGAGCAAATGAAAATGGCGTGGTCACCATAGCAACAGCCGAGGCGACAACGCCCGCTACCAGTGCGCCGGTAGGGTATATCACCCTTAACGTTAACGGTGTGGATCGCAAAATTCCTTACTATGGCTGAAAAATCGCAGATGATCTAAAACCGCCTCCCCAGGGCGGTTTTTTTTTAAGTGTAAATTTATTTACTTTTTAAGGGGAGAAAGGGCTGGTAGTGGGCCTGAAACGATGAAATAGTGAAGCTGTATCTCCAGGACTAATCTGTTTTTTTCAGCGGATTTTCCCGATGTGGTCAGATAAAAGGCCTTTTTGGGCAAAAAAGCAGAAAAACAGGCCAAAAAGCGATCCTGCCAAAAATCAAGACTTGAGATGGCGGAGCGTTGGTCCGTAAAATAGGGCCAAAACACAAATCAGGAGAATTCTGTGTCAGAAGCTGCCACTTTAGAAGACGATCTTAACCGGCTTGAAGAAGCAAAGAATATCGCGCTCGGCTGGCGTATCGTGGGCCAGATGGAGCCACATACTCTGGAGGATGCCATCCAGATGCTGCGTGACAGCTCTGCCCATGCGGCGAAGGTGTACGAGCTGCTCTATGCAGAAATTGCACACCGCTCTAAATAGTCCGCCTGTTTTCGCCTGTCAGGCCAGCCGCGTATTACCGGCTAAGCGATGATCTCTCCAGGCTTCCCAACATTTTGTGGGGTCGATATCCTGGTAGCCACGCAGTGGGTCCATGGTGCGTAAAAGTTCGTCCGGCACTGAAATGCAGGTGGCGCCATCACGAAGGGTTTCAACTTCATGCTGCGTTAACGGGTAGCCTTTTTGCGCTTCTGCCTTTTCCAGCAAGGCAGCCAGGGAAGGGATAAACAGTATTGCCATGCCTGACGTTCTCATGAGATTTATGCTGTACAGATTTTCGGCATTGAGCGGCAAAACTTTAGCAATTCCCAGATAATAAGGCAGGAAAGCGAGGCAGGAAAAACTGGGGATCAGAAGCTGAAGCGGTGGTAAATCATCAGCACAGTTAAGATATAACGAAAAAAATGCCCGCAGAGCGAATCATAACGGGCCAACACCAGGGAAACTTAATACGTTAAGCCTGGCATGTTGTGACGGGAATGCAACGCGAAAATCGGTCCGGGTGCGCATAACATTAAAATATTTCAACGAATAGTCCTGTTGTGGTTCAAAATTCTTCAGAGATCAGCCACTGGTCCGCTTCATCGAACATTTCTTCAATAATTCTCAACATTACCGACTTATCACTTTTACTGGCATCGGTCTTTACGCCATTGGCCTGCATGGGTTTAACCTTCACTTCTGCTTCAGGAAAAACGCGCTGAATACGTTTGGTCAGCTCGGTCAAAATCAGCTCCTGAGCATTGGGCAGTCCGGCGACGTTGCGCTTATCGTAAATCAGTTCAACAAACAT